GCGAGTTGCTGGATTTGCTGCCAAGCGTCACCGGATACTTCGACCGGTGCATTGCTGCCAGCCTCAACCAGTGTCGCGCCGCCCTTCATCCCATTGGATGCAGCGGTGAGAGCTTTCTCAATACGAGCACCAAAGTCTTCATCACGTGCTTTAGCTTCAAGCACGAGATCACAGACCTCTTCGAGCGAGTGACCTGGGATGTTACAAAGTGACTTCTCACTCTTAGCAATGAACTCGCCGCGCTCACGCTTGGCTAGCTCTTGCCCTAGTTCACTCTCGAGCTTCTGGCTCTTCTCGACCAGCTCCCGATTGGACTTCCAAAGAGCTTCAACGGCTGCTCGTGCCGTCTCAGGAAGCTCACCAAGTGACTTCTTGAGCTCTTCTTCTTCGTCTTCCTTCTTCATCTCTTCGTCTTCATGCTCAGCCTTCTCGGCTTCTTCTTCTTCAGACGCTTCGATCTCGACCTCGACCTTTTCACCGTTAGCAGTGCGAAGCGCTTGCAACGCGTCACTCACCGGCATCATGTCAGAGAAAGACTCTAGGAGCTTCATAGCTGCCGAGATTGCCGCCTTGGCGTCCTCTGGCAGTTCCATCTTCTCCATGTCTTCCTCTAGCTTTGCGATTGCTTCCGACCGTCCTTCGGCCTTCAGCACCTCGACGAGAATATCTTCCATCTTCATCGTGTTACCTCGTGCCGCTTTCATAATCGGAAACCGGCGTTTTAGATTTGCACCGCTCTCGACGAGTGAAACCTCATGGGTTCTGACGTCTTTGAGCGATGTGACGCGGCGCTTCTTTGCCATCGTCTCACCTCGACTTGTTGTTGATTGATTGCCTACTCGGCTGGTGCGCGGTCTGCTCGACCGCTCTTCGTATCGTATCAGAGCGCGATGCCCGGTCAACCCTGCGCGATGAATTCAACCTCAGGCATCTCACCTTCTGCCATCTCTTCGCGCTGACCATAGCCACCGATTGAGAAGCCATTGAGCTCGCCCGACTGCACGCGGCTCCAGAGCTCAGGGGTCAGCTTTACACCGAGCACCCATGAGCCAGAGCGTACTACGTCATCACCGAAGCTCTGAGCATAGGCTTTGTGGGGCTTGCCCTCGATGGCCGCTTTGTAATCCTCTGGTGTCGGATAGGGCTGAATCCAAGACTCAACGACCTTCGCACCATCGGCTGCGCCATTGTGGTCGAGACCTACCACCCTCGACTCGCTCAAGAAGTCGTGCGCGGTCTCTTCGATGACTGCCGGGCTCAGATAGTCGTCATGGGCATCGATGATATAGGGGTCCAAGACCACACCATAGACGATGCGCTTGGATTCATCGGCTTTATATATGCCGACGCGCTTGCTGGCTTTCTCGCGCTCACGCTCACGCTCATAGCGTTCGTTGATGGTGTTGGCCCACTGCTGGCCAGAGTCACCGCCCCATAAGAGCCAAGCGATGCGACCAGCTCCCGGATACCCTGGAGCGCTTCGATCTCTGTTCTTTGGCACCGTCATGTCTTTCTGATGCCTCACGAAGTAATTCACCATCCGCTTAATCGTGCTGATAGAGACTCTGCGACCATTGGCAAGGTCACGAGCTCGAGCAACACCGACGGCAGTGCCGCCCCTGCGGTGCTCACGTCTTAGCTCGAGACCTCGACGAGCTGCCTCTTGCACGCCCTTCGGTGGCAAGAAGCTGGTCTCAACCTTCTCAATCAACTCATCGAGTTCTTTGATGCGACGCTCAAGAGCCTCGGCGTGCTGTGCTTTCCTGATAGCTGCCGGGTGAGGTAGCGATAGGTCTGCCGCTTTGCCCAAGACCTCACGGGCTGCGGTGCCTAGCGCGATGACCGCCAAGGGCTCATCGTCTTGGTGATCACCAAGCTCACCAAGATCAATCACATCAACCTGCTCACGCTTAAGCCCTACGGGCTCGAGGTAGCTCTTGGCGAAGCGTTCACCGCTTGGGCCGCATAAGTGCTTGCCTCGGGCGACATCGAGCCCTGACGGCGTGCTCACGACGAAGAGCAAGCGCTTCTCGGTCTTGCTCGAGCGTGGATGGCTTGCCGGTAGTAGGTCGTTGTCACCGGTGTACTTCGCGCTCTTAGGCTTGCCGGTGCCTAGTAGCTCCAAGAACGCCTTGACGCGCCCAAGAGCCCACTGGTCACGGCTGCCAACGCTTGGGCGATGGCTCACCGAGAACGCACCAGCACCACGACGAAAGACCGCTTTGAGCTGCCCAAGGTCTGCTTGCTTACCTTCAGCGGTGTAGCGCTCATTGTGCTCATCGCGTAGGTTTTCGAGTGCCTTGACATTGGCATCACTGAGCTCGATACCACCGCGAGACCCACCGGCAGAGCCCTCGGGGTTGCGAGTTGAGCCCGTGCGCCGCTCGCTGGGCTTTGCTGGCGTGCTGGGGTCGTCTTTCTCTTTATCGAATCGAGACCCAACGCGCGCGGTTGCTGTCGCAGCCGCTAACTCTTTGTTGCCAGTCCGCTCAAGAATCGCCTCGTAAATCTCATCCCACTTCGCAGGCTTCTCGACCAGCTCAAGACCATCGTGTGACTCGACAACCTCAAACTCGTACTCAGCCGAAGCGCCCTCATGCGGCGTATAGTCACCGACCATCAGAGCAGGACCGCCAGCGGTATCCATCCAGTGATAGCCCTCTGGTGCCTCAATCTTAATCGTTGCCATCGTCGCCCCCTTGCCCGTAAAGCCCCTCTAGGTCTTCCATGCCTTCGCCCTCCGGTGTCTCTTGTACTCGAGCAGTCTCGCGCTCAACCGGTGGCAAGCCTGCGAACTCTCGAGCGTGGTCTTCAAGTGCATCGTCTGGTGTAACGACACCAGCACCGACGAGAGACGCGATGCCACTAGCGAACTCGCTAAGCTCTGGCAGCTCAACATCTTCATATCTGAGAGTAGGCGCGAACTCGTAAGGGATACCGTTTAGCTCTAAGAGCTGCGGTATTGCGTGCGCGTTGAATTGAGACGCAATTGAGTCGAGGTAGGTACCGAGTGACTGAGCGAAGAGCGAGGTCTTGTTGCTCACCAGTGAGTAGGAGCCATGACCATCGAGCCCGGTGATTAGGAACTCCGCCATCACTGAGATGAGGATGCGCGACTCATAGCGCTTGATGATTTCGTTGACATCGATAGGACGCCGACCGCCAGCACTCAAGAGCTTGAGCCTGAAGCCTGATGGTGTGCCATCACTGAGCGTCTCAGAAGGAATCACAAGACCTTCATACTCATCACGACCAACACGTTGGATCATATCCTTCATCGATGCCAGCACGCTCTTCTCTGCGGCGCTTGCATTGCTTGAAAGCATCTGAAGCGGGACTTCCATACAAGGCAAGCCCGCAAGGTCACGGCTGACACCGATGGCTTCATAAGTCGCTATCTTCTTCTTGTAGTAATACGAGATGTACGCATTACGAAGCACCGAGCGACCTTCGGGGTTGTTCTTGTGCGCTTCGGTTCTGAAGAGCAAGAACTTATCGGCGGGGATATAGCGCCGGTTGTAGTTAGGTGGCGCGACCTGGATGACACCGCGCACCGCGCCGTCATCTTGATCGAGGTCCCATTTCTCGATTGACTCTTGTGAGCGGATTGGGAAACCCCTGAAGCCGATGCGGTTGTCATCGTACTTCGAGCGGTAGAGCTTCGACTCGTGCTTTGGTCCTTTGCGTAGCTTGTAGGTGATTTCATGCACCGAGAAGCCAAAGACCAAGAAGCTCAAGATCTCGCTGATGGTATCAGTCCAGGTTCGGTCGAGGTCTTCAAAGAGCGCACCCTCAACGAACTCAGCCACCGCACGCGCTTCGTCATTGTCAGCACCTGGCTCAACCGTCCAATCGACCTGTCGCACGAGCGTCTTGATGGCGTACAAGAACGCACCAACAATGGCATCGTTTTCGGCCATCTCGCGGAACATCCGCCGACCCTTGGGGTTCTTGAGGTCGTTGAGAAACTCTTCAGTAATCTCACCGCCCATCGATTTGAGACCGGTCTGACCGTAGAGCTCAAAGATGTCTATCAGGTTCTCGTGTTCGTTGTCACTCATATGATCTTTCCTTGTTGTTTGAGTCTGCGAATTGCCGTCCTGCTTGGTGCCCTGACACTACATCGACAGTTTGCGAGATGCTTGATTGGTGCATTAGGGTCGCCAGGTCTGAGCATCTTGGTTCCATCGGGTAGCGTGAAGTAGTCTCCGATTCGGACAATCTTACCATTCATGTCTTGATGACCACGACCGCCATCGGTGAGCGATGAGGTCCACTGGATGTACTCTTCGCCACTAGCCTCGAGAGCTGCAAACGCGCCAGCGTTTTGCGCCTGCGCCATCTCAGTTCGTGCAATGAGCGATGCACGCCCCCAAACATTGCGCACGATAGCAGGCCCACGCTCAAGCGGTTGCAGAGCGACCTTGGTGGGCTTCTGCCCTGGTGCCAAGACCTCAGCATCATCGAGATAGGTTGAGAACCTGATGCGCCGTGCGAGCTCGCTGGCAGTTATGCCGGGCTCTTCAGTCATCCACCGACCGATTTGATTGGCCATGTTCTGTTGGAACTCTTCGCGCACTTGCTCAACCAGTCCAGTCGCCAGCACCGTCTTGTCTCGCATGAATTGCTCTTGAAAGGTCGGTGGGATGATGAACTTTTGACCGGCACCCATGGAGCGGTTGCCAGCGTCTTGGACCTCGCGCAAGCCGCCAGTCTGAAGGATTGCGACCAGTGCGTTGATTGCCCGCTGCTCTGCGGTCTCGATACTCTTCTTGACAACCTGACGCACGAGCCTCACCTCTTCATCGACCAGCTCTTTGAGGTAGCGGTCAAGCACTGCCTTGATTTGGCCAGCCATCGCCTTGGAGCGTGCCTCAGCTTGCCTCGCTCCTGGTCCTGCTCGTGTGCCTCTAAAGCTTGGCTCTGGTGTTCTCATAACCATACTTGTGCGCCCCTGCTTCCCTCTGACGGGTTGATGGAGATGATTGGCATCGTGGACTCATCAAGCTCAGTCACGGCCCACACCAGAGCGTCAAGACGGTCAGGTGATTCGCGTGTCATCGATGGGACGTAGTTGCAGAGCTGGTCTTCAAGCCGCTCGAAAATCCCAACATGATGCACGCGGGCTTGCTCGTATCTGGCACCGACGGGCTCAGCTCGAGCTTGCTTGCCTCGAGATGCGTGGACGCTCTTAATCGCAACCGTCGGGTTGATGCCCTCGATGATGGTGCGCCAGGTATCGCCGCCCTGGTTTGCCTCAACCACGATGCGGTCTGCTCTGAAATCGTTGTATGCTTCGATAGCTCTGCGGCAGACCTTCTCGGGCGTGCCCTTGAAACTGAAGTCAGCGAGCACGTAGAAATCCCGCCCAGCCATGCCGACGACAACGATGCCACTTTCATCACTGCCTTCTTTGCTGGTGGTCGCGGGGTCAATAGCGACGACAATGCGTTGCATCGATGGCGCATCTTTGCACCGGTTCTCTTCGATGTCTCGACGTGCGAAGAGAGCACCGGGCAGCTCGCTCAATAGCTCACCCTCAAGCTCTTGTCTTCCGAGCGTGCTGCCTGCGTAGCGGTCATGGATTGCGGTGATGAATGATGCCGCCAGATTGTGCACATTGTCGCTCGTGCGCCCTCGTGTCACGTGCGTGTCATGGGCATCGGCTAAGCGCTTGAGAGCGGTGAGCGGTCGTGGTGTGGTGGTGACGATGGTGCGGGGGTTGTCACCGAGCCGCATACCGAATTGAAGCTGGTCCCAAGCATCCCATCGCTGCCATGCTGCAAGCTCATCGGCCCAAGCAAGATCATGCTGCGGTCCTCGGAGCTTATCGGGGACGTCTGCGGAATACGTCGAAGCAACCGCACCATTGGGCCAAGTGAGCCGCCGCTTGCTAGGCTCGTACTCTGGGCGGAAGTCGTCCGGTGAGCACGCTAGGATGCCGCTCTGGCCTTCCACCATGACATCGCGACAATCGGCAGCGGTACGGCCCACGAGGGCGACGCGCTTGGCTCTGCCCTGACGCACTTCGTCAATCACGAACTCAGAACCGCACCGCGTCTTGCCGAAACCTCGGCCAGCCATCAACAACCAAGTGCGCCACGCGGTATTGGGCGCGAGCTGCTCCGGCCTGGCGGTAAAGCGCCAGTCGCTCATCAAGAGCGCGATCTCGTCATCGCTGAGCTCACCGAGGATCTCAGTCCTCTTCGCTTCGCTCTGCGATGCGAGCCAGTCGATCCAGGAGCTGGTCACGGGCATCATTGGTCTCTTGTTTGATCGGGCCACCATCGGCACCAGTCAGTTCTTGTCGCGTGGTTTCTTTCCAACCTGCCTGAGTTTTCAAGTAAAAGATAGCCGCCGTGGTATTGCCTGAGTTGGCTTGCACGATGAGGTTTTTGGCCACCGTGCCAATCGCTTTGGCTTTTCCTCTTTGATAGTGTTCTGAAACCTCTGGTTGTCGCTTCATGACCTCGTAGAAGGTCGTTCTACCGATGCCGAAGTAGTCAGCCATCTGCTCAACAGAAAGCACCGCAGCGAGAGTCTGAACCTCTCTCACCTGCTCTTCTGATAACACCGTCAGCGGTCTGCCGTCTTTCTTGTGCTCGCTCTTAGGCTTGGCTCTCGATTTTCGTTTAGTTGTCATATCGAACCCCCAACCATTGCTCACATACAGCACGAGCAACTGCCTCAGTCATCTTGGGCGGGACACTCATGCCCACCATGTATTTCCCTATCTTGTCACTCTTGGCTTTATAGTCATCAGGGAAAGACCCAAGTCGTTTCCATTCTCTAAAGGTTAATTGCCTTGGGCTTGACCAATGATTGATGACCCAATCCATTGCTGGCAATGTAAACGATGGTTTTGATTGACTGAGCTTTTTGTTATTCCATAATTTTTCTTTAAGTCCTTCTGCGACCACTGCATCATTATAAGCTGAACCTGGCTTTGTCTTTGGCCACCAAATTAAGTCTGTCTGAGTTTTGTGTGATGTCTGCTCCATCTCGTCTTTGGTTAACTCTTGAAGGTCTTGGCAAGCCTCACCGCAAGCAATCAATCGATGCTTTGGATTAAGCAAAAGCTTGGGCTTCTTGATGTCATTACGAATCGCGCAAAAAAAGACCCGCTCTCTTTTTTGAGGTACTCCGCAATCAATCGCGTTGAGCAAAAACAATTGAGGCTTATAACCTATCTCTTTAAACCTGCTCATGACTGCTTTTGTATAGCCCTTGGCATTGCCGACGAGCATACCTTTAACGTTTTCAGCGATTGCCACCTTGGGCTTTAATCGATCCACCAGAGACAAATAATCAAAGAACAAGTCAGACAATACTTGCTTAGCTTGCCCCTCTCGAAAATGCTTATTTTTACCCCAAGCCTTTTCCCGGCTTCCTGCCATGCTAAATGTCGAGCATGGTGGTGATCCATCCAAGATATCTAACTCATAAAGTTCTTGTGGCAATTTAGCGGTTAAGAGATCACCAATAGGAGCTAAAAAATAATGCTTTGGCTTTAGGTTGAGTTGATAGTGATAAGCCATCTCTGGATCGATATCGTTTGCCGCCACAATATCGCACCCAGCTCGCTTATATCCCATCGATGAACCACCACCACAAGCGAAAGTGCTCATGACCTTAATGCCATTCTTCGGAGCTCTCTCAAGATCTTCGAGAGTCCATGCACAATCAGGCTTCTTCATCATCAATCTCTGTCTTGGTCTCTATGGCTTTATCAAACTCAAAACCGCACCGTGGGCATTGATGAGCTAAATCAAACGAATCAACATCAATCTCTTTTGCTGACGATTCATTCTCATCATGAAGCAGTTTATCAACCATTCCCTCAAGCTCAGCCGCCGAGAACCCAGCCGCCTCGACCAGTGCCGAGTCCTCAAGGTCAAGAGCCGAGAGCTGCTGCATAAGCGCATCATCATCCCACGTCGCGAGCTCTGCGGTGCGGTTGTCAGCGATGGCGTAGGCTGTCGCCTCCGAGCCCTCGAGCTGAGTTCTGACGATGCGGATGCGATTCCACCCAAGAGCCCTAGCTGCGGTGAGCGTACCATTGCCAGCGATGACAATGCCCTTGGGATCCACCACAATCGGTTTCTGTTGGCCAAAGCGCCTCAGGCTTGACTTGATAGCCGCCAGGTTCTTCTCATCGTGCTGACGCACGTTGGCTGGGTCTAGGTCCAGCTCTTCAATTGGTATCTCTTCGATGTTCATTGATCCCTCAGTATTTCGATGATCGGGTCGCGAGGCTTCCCGTCTTTGTATACCCACACCTCTTTGCTGACTAGCTCACCGCACTGAAAGGCTCTCAGCCGCTTCATCTCTGCCGACCCTGGCCGACGGTTGCACTTCACTTGAATCAGCCGCGTATCCTCGGCACCGATGGCTATGATGTCCCACTCACCAAGGGACGCCGCTGCTCTTGTGCATCGGTAGCCAAGTTCCTCAAGCTGCCTCATGCACCGGTGCTCGGCTCGCGTGCCCTTCGCCTTGCAATTCTTCACCGCCATCAGTCAGCCTCCACGTCAAACGCACCATGAAGCGTCGCGACCTCTTGCGGGATGTACATCTGCACCTCGGTCCTCGGTCCCCATAATTGACGCAGAGAGTCATAAGCATCTTCGAGACTATCATGTAGCGCCGACACCGTGCGCCAGTGATAACCTGGCCCTGGTCGATACTCGAGCACGAGCCACGGCTTTTTCTTAACCCCTCCGAGCATAGCTCCCCCTTATGCTCAATCCTGCCTTCCGGTTGCGCCGTGGTCAACGCCATCAGTCATTGATGCGAACTAAGTTATGACGTTGACCGGTCGGCGAATTCCGACGGCACCAGCATCGCACACTTCGCACCATCAACGCCAGCGGTGCTTATGATTCTTTCAGTGGCTCGAATCGATAGAGCGCCCAAAGCTCGGTGCCGTCCTTGGTCTCA